CAAAGCTCGGTGTTCAGGTCAGCGATCTTGTCCTTGACCTGTTGCACCAAGTCAGCCTGAGTCTTCGGGTTCAGTTTCTTCAGTTCGGTCTGCAGACTGTTTATGGACGACTGGATGGACTTGAGCTCCTGGCTGTACGTGTCCCCAATCTGCTTCGCCACAGAGGATGTGTCCTGGCCAGCATCTTTGAGATACTGCATCTGCGCCTGCAATGTCTGGATCTGCTTGTCCGTCGCGGACGTAGCATTGTCGGCTGCATTGAGCAGGTTGGTGACGGTCGTAGTGGCTTGGTCCGCCTGCGCAGTCAGCTGTGTCAGGGCGTCCCGGTCGTTCCACCACTGCACGGCCAGTTGCGAATACTGGTCTTTGAGCTGCGCAATGTCATCCGCATTTTTCTTCGGATTCAGCTTTTTGATCTCGGCACTGATAGAGTTCATGGCGGACTGCAGTTGATTCATCTGCGCCTTATAGGCATTGACCAGTTCCTGCGTAGTCTCCGTAACGGCTGCCGTGTTCCCCTGATCCTTTCGGAATTGGAGGCGTGCCTGGAGCTGGTCGATGGTCTGTTGCGCGCCAGCAAGTTTTTTCTGCAGCCCGTCGATGAATGACTGCGCGATGCTCTGCCCTGCTGACTGAGCCGCCGACTTGCTACCGCTCGCGACATTAGCGAAGCTCGTCTTTATGGCGCTCGTTGTCGCTGCGGTCGTCGCCTTCGTAGGCGCGATAATCGGCAGAGGCATGGCCGCGCTGCCAATAGGCACCTTTTGCCCAGCCTTTCTCTGCAGGTCTTGCAGTGTGTCGTTGCCCCAATTCGTTTCTTCCATGCCGTTATTGATGACAGAACGCATGTTATTGAACGCCGCTTGCATCTCTGCGGCCGATTGATTGGCCTGATTGGTGATGTCGTCAGCACTGGCTTTTATGGCATCACGCACCCCGTTGAATGCCTTTGCCACACCAGGTGCTACATCGCCGATAAGACCGACCACCGGAGACACCGCGTTCATAACTGCGAGAATGGCTTTCAACACACCTGCGCGCACGTCATCGAACACCATCACGACAAAGTTTGCAAGGCCAGAAAACATGGACTTCAGTACCTGTATCACGCCTGCAGTCTTCTCCTGGATGCCGCCCCAGTCATTCTTCCATGCTGCATACAGTGCAGCACCTGCTGCGATCAAAGCGCCAATCGCTGCCGCGATGGCCCCAATCGGATTCGCGTCCATAACAGCATTCAGGGCAGCCTGGGCGACAGTAAGATCCTTATCCGCTTCCCGGAGTTTTTGGATCTGACCAATGAAGGCGGCAATACCGTTGGTCTTCATCAGAGCTTGCCATGCCGTTTGGGCAGCAGTCAGTTCGACCGTCGATTTCTTGAGCTCATTGAAGGCTGTGATGAATTTTGTGATCCCGGATATGTCGGCGAATGCACTGGTAATCTTCATCGCCGCAAAGCCTGCCCCGAGGGACACAATTAACCCCCTCAGGTTGTACAGTGTCGTGAACAAAGACTTCGCGGCATTGACAGCGGCCGTTATGTCATTGACAGCATTCGGCGGGATGATCGTCTTAAATGCCTGCGACAGAGAGCCAGTTTGCTCTAACGTTTGCCGAAATGTGTTGACTTTATCATTCAGCATCGGCAAAGCCGTATTGGTAAGCCAGTCGAAGGTCGGTTTCATGGCATCACCAAGAGCCCGATTCAACCCGTCCTTGAGGTTCCCCATCTGCGACGTGAAACTGCTGTTCATCTTTTGCAGCATGTTCGGGAACCGCTGTTCCATGCCTTGGATAAGGATCTCCGTCGCCTGGTCAGCTGGAACAAGTCCTTTGGATACCATCGCTTGCAGTTGAGGCACGGTCTTACCAATCGCCTGAGCAAGGATATTCCACGCCGGGATGCCCGCCTCTGTCAGCTGGAGCATGTCCTGCGCGTCAACCACGCCATGCGTTTTCAACTGACCAAGGGCCAAAGTAATGCGCTGGATACCGTCCGTCTGCAAGCCGAGTGCCGCCGCAGCATCGCCGATAGCTTTCATATCGGGCAGAATCTCTTTTGCTGAAAAGCCCATGGCCAGCATCTGCTTGGCAGCATTCTCCACACCGGTTAGGTCAAACGGAGTGGACTGCGCGAAGTCCGCGAGCTGTTGCAGCATATCCTGCGCCGCCTTCGCCGAACCAAGCAGCGTGGTGAACCCAATTTGGGCCTGCTGCATCTCCGAGTCGAACTGTATGCCAGCAGTTGCGGCATTCTTTAGCGCGGAAGTGATACCATTGATGCCCTGATAAACACCCGTGAACACCAGGGCAGACTTAACCGCATTGCCCAGGTACGAAAACATGCCACCCGTTCGTTCAGCGGAGTCAGATAGACTCTTCAGGCTAGACGCCTGCCGATCTGTGCCTGTACTGGCTTGGCGCAACTCATTTTCCAGTTCAGCCAGTGCGGTACGAGCGTTGTTGAGCTTGATCCGATTATTGTCGAGAGCCTTATCATCGGACTGCAAGGTCTGGATTTTGGCCTTGTAGTCTTTCTCCAGTTTTTCGATTTGGTCACTGAGAGCTTTTGCTTCGGCCGAATCCTTACCCATCGATGCCGACACGGCATCATACTCTGCACGCGCTTGCTCAAGTTGCTGAGCCACGGCCGCCAGTGATTGTCTGTGCTTCTCGATTCGGTCCTGGACAGATTGGATGGCCTTTTCATATGCAGCGACCTTCTGCTGTTGCAGGTCTATCTTTTGGGTCAAGGCATCGACCTGCAGCCGCAGAGAGTCGCTGGACTTACCAAAGTCACCCAACTTTGCAGCCGCAGCCTGGAATTCGGACTCAACGAGTTTCATCTGCCGGTTGATCTTCGTGATCCCGTCATTGAAATTGTCCATGTTGATTCCGAACGACACGAAGATGTCCATTACTTCTTGACTCACAAAATCACCCCTATAACGGCCAAACCTCGTCGATGAACGACAGCTGCGGCTGCTGTTTTTTCAATCCCAGAAATTCCTGATGTTCCTGCCAAAGCGAATCCAGTTCCCTTGGCGTCGAGCGCCAAAAGACACGCTCACTCTTCCGCAGAATGACCGTGCCCAGATACTTGAGCCAAGGCCAGTTCCACCCTTCGTCTTGCGGAGTGGCCTGGCTTACGAGTTTTTTTCCGTGGCATCCTCGGAGGCTTTCGGAAGCGCTGCTGTGATCGCTTCCGTAACTGCCGGCAGGATGCCCGTGAGATCTGCAAAGGACAACATAGAACCGACTTGTCGTTCTGTAAGTTTGGGATCCTCGTGGATAAGGCCCGCCCATACGATAGCGCGAACTGCCTTGAGTTTTTGTTTTTGAAGCTCATCAAAAGCCTGCTGCACAGTCCCGAATCGCTCTTCTAGTTCAGCAAAAGCGTTCAGGTCATATTTGAGTGTCCTCTCTTTTTCGAGGGTAATAGGGATAGGTTTCACCCGCACGTCGCTAACTGGCATCTTCTCGTCCTCCTCCAATCAAAAAGAGAGGGCCGAAGCCCTCTCTGTATTCACTGCTTACGATCCCGAAGTACCAGGAACGCTATTAAACCAAGTAGATCCCGTCGTGAATGTCGCGTTGTCCTCGTCGCCCACAGCCTGATATGCATCGTCATAGTTGCGGCGAACAAACGTGAAACTAAGCGTCGTCGTTCCGAAGTCCGGCTTGTCCTCCTTGGTCTTGAAATCCGCTTCCGGAACCTGTGCCTTTCCTTTAAGCATCCAGACATACAGGTCTTTTCCTGTGCTCTTCTGACTAACAAACCCGATTGCGACATACGGCGCAACATCGGTGGACTTCTTCAGCAACACGCCATCAGAACCAACGGTATGCCCGAGCAAGTCCGCTTGGATATCCACCGGAAGGTCGGAAAACTCGAAGTCCGCATCGATCTCACCGAGTGTCGTGGCAGTTTCCGCCGGTCCGTCATCCGCATACAGTGTTGCCGAGTTGCTTTTCGGCTGGATCTTGGCCGTGACAACGCCGGGAATCGGTTTAATGGTGCTGTAGGTGACACCTGTTTCGTCATCTTTTGTCAGGATGGCGTAGTGTACATTCCTCAAGCCTACCTGGGCCATTTTTCATCCCTCTGCTTTCGTTCGGTATCGGAGTGCTTTGTGGTACACCTGGACGTCATCCTCGTACAGCTCCGCCGTGCCGATCAGTCGGAATCCAATGGACTGCATCACACGGTCGACTGCAGCAGCAATGGCAGAGAAACTGCCTTTGGTCCAGATGTCTATCTGAAACTCAAATTGGGAGGCTATGGGCACGTCATCGGCATAATCCGAGTTGAAACTCGTCAACTCAAAGAACGTGATGCGCGGAAACTCGGTAGCATTGGGCGCTCGAATCTGATATACGCGCTCACCACCAAGCAGATTGACCAGTTCTGAATCTCCGATCAACGCACTCTTGATACTCTCTTTGAGGTTGATCATGACTGCAATCCCCTGGCCAATACTTCAGCAACCTTGTCGCGCGCCTCTTTGCTCTTTTCGGACGCTGCAGGGCCAAGAAACGGCCTAGCGGGCATCTTGGAAGTGCCCCACTCAAGGAACTTGGCGTAGAAAAACCGACTGTTATCGCCGCGCGTGGGGCCTATCTGGACATAACGATGCCCATCCTTATTGAGGACTCGGCTTATCTGGATATTGTCAGCCATGTGCTGTTTATCCGTCGGGCTTCTAGGCGCCCGATCTGCTGCCGCAGCGCGGATGACCTCGGCGCCCGCCTTCAGCGCATCACTCTCGACCCTTGCCGCACGATTTCCTAACTCTTGCACTCGTTCGAGTAGCTTGTCGAGACCTTGCAGGCTCAAAATCACGCCGTCAGCCACCGGCTTCCACCTCCCTGCAATAGAGCTGCAGTTCCCGATGTCGTTCTTCTTGGTCCACAACCGCCTCAATGCGGAACACGCGCCCGTGGTAGACGACTCGCATGCTCTCGGTCACGCCAGGCCGATACCGAATACGCACTTGGACAATCTTCTCGACCACATTGGCTGCGGCGCCGACAAACTCGTGCGCGCGCAAAGTCTGCGGCTCGACTGCCGCCCAAACGGTCACCACATCCTCCCACGCATCGTTGTCGGGAAGCCCCTCGTCGTCCACCACCTGAAGCTTTTGCTGCAGTGTCACTCTGTGGCGATAGTCTGCGGAGCTCATGGCGTATCACCACTCGTGTCCGTCGTAGCATCCGGCAACGTGTAACGCAGCTGCATCAAGATGCTGTCGAGGCTAAATGCCAACGCGGACGCACTGCCGACCGGCTCCCGATTCTCATACCAGTGGGAAATGAGCAACTTTGCGGCCAACTCATACAGCGCGGATGTTTTGTCGACGTCCGCGCCAACGGCATTGGCGATATACGAGTCAGCGGCGCCCATCATGCCCTGCAGCATGGCGTCGTCGTCTGTACCGTCAATGCGCAGGTAAAGCTTCACATCGTCTAAGGTCATGGGATCACCCCGCAACAAAGGGAGCCGAGTGGCTCCCCATTATCATGCAAGCTCCAGGCTGCCATAGATGGCCGCACCGGTATCCCACGCCTTTACGTCCTCGCGAACAATGACGCGCATCTTGGTGACGTTGTTCTCGAACGCGCCGCCGCCAATGTTCGTGGTGAGGATGCTGATTTCCTGACGGTCGAACACGACCACCGCGCTCTTTAGGTCACCAATGATGAACGGTGCCACGTTGTTCGTCGTGTCAGTCGGCAACAGGCGGTTCGCCATCACCACAATCGGCTTCCCGAACAGCAGATGGCTGCTCGGTTGGGTTGGGTTCGGCTGAATCAACGGACGGCCCATGCTGTCCTTCTGCTGGTCGAGATGGTTGAATCCATCCTGGTTGGTAACGATGATGGCGTTCTGGCTCAACATTGGATCCAGGTCGACATTCAGAGACGTCTTCACGTCGTCGATGCTGGCAAACGACTTACTCGTGAACGTCTTGAGCACGGCCAAAATCAGGCTATTGTCTGTGATGATGTCCTTCCGAGCAATCCATTGCGCCACGTAAGACAGGATGTTTTCCGGACTGTCTGCCAGGAGGTTGTTGGTCAGCGTCAAAATCCCGCCGTAATCCTTGATGGAGAATGAAACCTGAGTGACCTTCGGATTATCGAGGTCTTGAAGCGTCGTGTTCTCCGCAGCAATCTGCGCAAACGGAGTAATGTCAACGTACTTTTCAAGCACACGCGACCCGCCATTGGTGGAAACCGGTTCAGAGGTCACGTAGTCCTCAAGCGCGAGGTACTGACGTTTGATCTGGTTGATGGTCGTCTGAATGTCAGGCGGAATCAAGTAGCCGCCATCCTCACCTGACGACGAAGTCATGGCGCGTTGCTCCAACAGGCCTCGCTCTTCAACAGTTAGGCCTTTCCCTCGGAGCATCTTGACGAATGCTTCCTTGTACGCCTTCTCCCGCTCTTCCGCAGGCTTTTCGATATGCACCGCCGGGGCCTCGACAGGCTTGCGTTGCTCCACCTGTGCGCTCTCTTCAAGCGCACGCAGTTCTTCGAGCGCTTCAATTTGCTGCTTCAACGCAGTGGCCGCATCCTTGGCCGCGCGCGCCTCTTCCAGCTTTCCTTCCTCGGCCAAATTACGGGCTTCCTCAATCTTCGCGGCCATCTGCTGCCGCAATTCACGCACCTTCGGGTCCATTTGACTACCTCACTTTCTATTTTTGGCTATGAAAAAAGACCTGTCAGATAGCTAACAGGTCCAATTCTTTCTTTTTCGCGGTCGATGAGCGGCCTCTTCCGCTGTTCGACCAGTTTTTTCAATCGTTCCTTGCTACGCTGACCAACAACCGCCTCCGTATCCGGATATGCTGGTGTTGTCACCAGAGAGACATCGTAGATGGCCGCGAACTGGTTTATACGGCGCTGATAGAGGCCGGAATCCTCATCATATGACCACTCATCCCCATCCTCCGCGACTGTGAACGCAAAGGAACATTGGTTCACAACCCCTGCCCTCACGTTTTCCATCAGATCCTGCGCGTAACTAGTGTTCGTCGGGATGAACTGAAACCGAAGCCCTATGGCATCTACCTCCAGTGTGAGGCTGCCAACGTCCCCGGCCACAGTATTCCGCGCAAGCGGCATGCTAGGGTCATGATTGAATAGCGCAACCACATTGCTCATGTCCGCCCCATCCAGCGCACTCCGGCTGATAATTTCTTGGAACGGAAACCAAAAACCAATCGGGTCGCTCCACCGCTCAAACTTGAGCGCATAGCCGTCGATATACTCTTGGCCGCCATCACTCGCCGCTCGCAACTCCACCGGCGTCGTCAGGATGCGGATCTCCTTGTCCACCACCCTCACCTCCTTTCGGCGAGGTAATCTTCGCCGCGGCGTCCACAGGGATGTAGTTCAACGGGACGAAGTGCTTGTCTCCGTCTGGTCCGATGCCTTCCTGGTCCTCCAACGCAAGAATCTGGTTGATAGAGAAGGCGCCAATCTCCCACATTGCCTTATAGTACGCCGACCTGCTAGCGGCATCACCACGAAGTTCAGAGGTGAGATCAAACCGCGCGTAAAACCGTTTTTGCTCCGACTCAGTGAACAGCTTATACAGGATTTCCTGTTCCCACTGCGCAACGATGGGCTGCAAGGTGTTCTTGACGTAATCCAAACTCTGCTGCTCAATGTTTGAGAACGTCGCGCGGTCCAGCTGGTTGAGCTTGTGCGCCGGAATCTTGTACACCTTGGCAATCTCTAAGATGCCCATCTTGGTAGTCTCGATGAACTGCGCGTCAGCGAGGGGCATCCCGATGTTTTGGTAGTCCAACCCGGCATCCAAGATAGCGATTTTGTGCGCGTTGGTTAGGCCGCTGTTGAGTTTTTGCCATTCGTTGCGTGCCTTTTCTTTGGCATCCTTGTTAAGCGCAGTCGGCACCTTCAACACGCCGCGCGTCGCCGTTCCGTTCGCATAGAACGCACCAACAAATTTCTTGATACTTTGCTGAGTGCCAATCTCTTCGCGCAACACCTCAATCGGTGTGAGCCCTTTTAATCCGTTGCGGCTGATCATCTTCAGGTGAAAGACATCGTGCCAGGGCATGACCAGCATCTCGCCGGTCATTAGCGTGGTGTAGTACCAAATCTGTCCCGTCTCCAGGTCAATTCGCACGTCTGTCAGCGCTGGGTTGAGTGGCCACAGAGCTTTTGGACGGCCATCCCAGTTCCACTCGATGTAGGCGTATGCGTTGCCCCAAGTCACGAGGTGAACCTGCATCAGTTCCTTGAACGAGTAAGCGGACATATAAGGGTTTGGCCGGATGCCGAGCAGCTGTGACACCGGATGCGACGTGTCACGCTCCAACCCTCCGCCGCGGCTGCGTCGAAACACGTTGATCGGCAGTTTGCCGATATCTCCGCCCAAAATGCTCGCGCAAGCGTAGACATTCGGGTTGAGAATCGCCGTGTCCCCGTTCACGCGCTCGCCGCTGGATGTCTGTTCGCCGCCAAATAGGTCCACAAGCCAGCCCTGCGGGTTAAAAAAGTCCGAATCAGGCAGTGAACTGAGCAACAGGTCCCGGAAAAACATCCGTTATCACCCCCTTTTTGGCGGCTTGCGCGTGTACTTGGCGAGTAACACCGCCAAACCGCACAGAATCACCCCAATCACGTATAACCCGGCGATAAAACTGAGCAAAAAAGTAGCCCAGCAGATAACTGCTAGGCCAGAAAGCACCAGAATATCGTCTCCGAACGTCAGGAACAGCCTTAATAAGGCCCGGAGTATCGTCATAACACACCTCAGAACGAAAAGTCGTCACTCAGGATATGGGCGTTCAGGTCAATCGCACCGGCGCTCGTCACCGCCCGGGAGAAGGCGTTGATGACCGCGGCAATGGGGTCAATCCGGTTCTTGGAGCGGTCTTTGGCGAGCATGATATTTTCCTGACTGTCCATCTTAACGACTGCATTGCCTACCGCCCAGGTCAGCAGCGGGTCATTTTCATGCAGGACGTTGTTTTGAAGGACTTCCGCTCGGAACCGCTTCGTCGGCTCCGACAATTGACGGATGGACTGCGGTATTTCGACCACATGGAAGCCCTCCGCTTCCATGTTCTGCGCGAAATGCGTGGCGTTCCACTTGTCGAAGTCTACTTCCCGCACTTGATGGCCATCATCTCTCAGTTTGCAGATAAAGGACTCCACAAAACTGTAGTCCACCACGGCGCCAGGCGTCACGTAGAGCCACCCCTGTTGCACCCATAGGTCATAAGGCACCTTGTCCGTCTGCCGACGCTCCATCAGTTTATCTGTGAGCGTCAAATAGCGCACACCTAGCGCCAGGCCCTCTTCTGCGAGATGATCCCCCCAGAATCCAATCATGGAGGGATCATCGTGACGAAGGCCGAGTTGGCAGAGCTTCGTGAGCTTTGGCGTGCCCGCGTGGCGGATTTCCGTGCCAGTGGACAAACTGGCGCGGCGTGGTGTGCTGCCCACCAGATCAAGGAGCACCAGCTGTGGTATTGGGTGGGCAAGTTTAAGGCAGAAGCGCAGGAGCGGTCGGCGTCGGAGCCACAACCCCGTTTTATCCCGGTGCATGTCCAGGAAGCCGACAAGGATGCGCACACGTCCCTGTCTGTACGTGTCGGAC